CCTCCAGATACGGCCAGTTGGTCGTGTTGGCGGTCTTCCACTGGTGCTCGTAGCCCTCGAACTGCCCGCCATAGCCGATAAACGGCGCCTTGGGCGCCAGCGCCAGCATCTCGGCTTCCTGGCTGGTCCAGTAGTTGTACATCCGCTGGGCGTCTTTGGCGTTGCGCACCAGCCCGCTGACGTAGATCTGCCCGTCGACTTCGAACTCGTTGCCAATGACGCGGATGACCGGTATCCATTTACCCGGCCAGTCGCGCTCGTCCAGCACCTCAAAGCCGTTGGTCTTGCACCACTTGATCTTCCGCCGCTGCTGGACGCGCTCCCGCAGCGGTTTGAGGCCCATGCCGGAAATCTCGCGGTCTTCCCTGGAGCCTTTCTCTACCGTCACATTGCCAGGGTACAGGCGCAGCGTCACAGGCTCGTAGACGGCGTGGAAATACTCCGCAATCCGGACGGTTTTCTCGTTAATCCACTGCCCGAGCGTCTGGTCGCCCACGCCCTGACTCATGATCGACGTGATAGGCGAGGCGTCCGGGAATTCCCGCTCAAACTGCTCACGCGGCATGTCGTGAGTGATAAAGCACCACTCCGCGTCCGCGCCGCAGGGGTCCTGGATCATCGGGTCCAGATAGACCGAGAACGAATTCCTGATCCGCCCGATGCGGATGTCCTGATCGAACGAATTGTCGTCGCAGTACTCGGTCAGGATGCGCAGGTAGCCCTCGCCGTACGTCACTTGATTCTCGCAGGCGGTGTCATAGGCTACATCCGCGTCCGACATGTACTCGATATGGCGTACAATACCGTCGAAGATCTCGGCGACTTCAGGATCTGCTTTGTCGTCTGCGGGGATGACTTTGCCGCTCGGGCGGTTCTGCCGCTGGTCGTTGGTGACCTGCTTGACGTGCTGGGGCAGCTTGTTGATGGTCAGACAGGGCCGAGCGTTGATCGTCTGCCCCTGCACCGCGCCGCGTGTGGCCAGCACGTCGGCGGGCCACTGCCACTGGTTGTCCGGACTGCCCGCCATGAAGCGCAGGTCGTCCAGTTCATCCTCGCGGCTGTCACTGTACGCGCTCAGCGCCGTCGTCAGGCGCGAGCGCATCTGCGCCAGCATCTCGTCTTTGGTCATTTCTTCTTGCCTTGCGCCTTGCGTTGGGTTGCGTAGGCTATCGCAACCGCCTGTTTTTGCGGTTTTCCGGCGGCGATCTCAGTTTTGACGTTCTTTTTGAACGCAGCCGCGCTGGCGGACTTGGTAAGCGGCATTTTACGCACCCATCCATGAATTCACGACGTTGTGATGCGACGAATAGACCCGTTTTGGCTTGGGATTGTACTCCCGATGCGCTAATGGGTATGCAAAAGTGACTGCAATCGCGTCCGCCGAGTCCGGCGAGGCCAGTCCGCGCTTTAGCATGTCCTTTTTAGCCTCCAAAAAGATCGTGCCGCTGCTGTCGGGCTTCGTTTTGGGGCCTGTCAGGTCGGTTTTTAGCCGTTTGTCGGGCGGCACTGCGGCTGTTTTCAGCCAGTCGCGCATGGCGCCCCACAATTCCGCCCGTTTGTTGCCCCACATGACCGGATTTTTCGACTTCCAGCCGAAGTTCACGCCCCTGACCTTGTACCGCTGCTCGGTCAGACGGTCCAAAATGCCGTACCCCAAGCCGCCCTCGTCGATGACCGTCAGCGCGGGCTTGTACTGCTCTATCGCCTCGATCACGTGCCCCACGACCGTCATGGTGTCGTCGCCGTGGTGACGCTTCAGCGCGATCAGATCGCGGCCTTGCCGCACCGCGATTACCGTCGAGTCCGCGCCGCTGCGTGCCGGGTCCACGCCGATGACGATGGGCGCTCCGGGGTCTTTGTACAGCGGCCGCTCAAAGGCGTCGTTGACCAGTTGCGGGCTGATGAACTGATCGTCGCCCTGGCTCGGGAACTCTCCGTAGATCTCCACCCGCGCTTCGCGGCTGTCCTCGCCGTACTCCTCGATGATCTGCGCGTAGATGTTCTTGTCCGTGCCCTCGACCGTCCTGGCGTCGATGTTGCGCGACGTCCAGAAGTCCCGCTTGGCATTGAAGCACTCGTAGAAGTACCCCGTATTGCGTCGCGGGTTGCTGAAGGCAAACCAGTACCTGTCGACGATGTTCTCCGTGAAGAAGCCCGCCGCGACCGACCAGATCGGGTCCGGGATGCCGGACGCCTCGTCGAAGATCAACAGCATGCCGTCGTGGTTGTGGACGCCCGCATAGCTGTCCGGGTTCTCTTCCGACCACAACTTACCTTCCGCCGCCCAGTAGCGCGTCCCTTTCTTCAGGTCGCGCTCCACCAGCGTCGTCAGCCACTGCGCCGGGATGAGCTTTGTCGCGCTGATCTCCCACCAGTGACTGTTGATGACCATTGCCGTCCACTTGGTCAACTCGCCCCAGGTGACCGAGCGCAACTGCGCCTCGCTGTTGGCGCTGACAATCGTCGTGCTGCCGATGCGGGTGGTCAGCATCCACAGGATCAGCCAACTGACCAGCGCCGACTTGCCGATGCCGCGCCCCGACGCCGTGGCGTCTCGCATCGCCTGCAAGATTGCCGGGGTGTCGGCAGTTGCATCTGCAACCGTCTGCCTGTTCTTGCGTATGTGCGCGGCCAGATCGCGCAGCACACCGCGCTGCCATTTACGCGGGCCTTGGAAGTGCTCCAGCGGCGTGTTGGGCTGGCCCCACGGGAAGGCCAGCAGCACGAACGCTTCAGGGTCGTCCTTGATCCTGGGCGACCACAGACGAGACATCAGCAACTGCTCGTCGTCCGCGCTGTAGATGGGTTTCTGCAATCTGAGGTGCCTCTAACATTTCGGTGGCTACGCCGTCGATGACGCGCTGCTCCGCCTGCTGGAGCGCGGTAAGAATGCTGATCTGCTGGCTGACGTCTACTTGGATGTGCTGGGTCGCGGCCCACGCGTGCTTGTGCTTGAGGACGTCCAGAGCCACCTTGGCGTCGCCAGACAGCGCGGCGTCCATCATGACTTTGGATAGCTCTGCCTCGGCGTCTGCGCGGCCCTTGACCTCTGCTAGCTGCGCCAGCGGGTCAAACTCTTGCAGACGCCTTAGCTCGACCGGCAGCAGGCCCGCCTGCAAGGCTAGACTGTCGCCTTTCAGGCCCAGCCGCGCCCCGTCGTAGATGCGCGTCAGGACCGCTTCCGTGGCCTTGATTTCGCGGGGGGTGAGAGGAAGGCTTTTGAACATGCGCGACTTATAACACAGTCGCGGGTGTTTGTGATAGGGGAGTGCTGTAAGTTGTTTAGCGTTGTGCTATTAAAAATTAAAAATTTTGCTGGAAGATGTTTAGCGGTTAGCGGGAAGAAAAATAAAAAATTTTGGCTGGGGGCTCCTGAACCAGACCGGGCGGTCGCTGGCCCTCCCCGGGGGCTCGATGCGGCACGCCGACCGCGCCCAGCCGACCGCGCCCAGCCGACCGCGCCCAGCCGCGCTGGCCCACGGCTGGTATGCCAGCGCTGCGCCAGCCGGGCGGGTGAGGGCGCCGAGGGTGTCGGCGCCCGTGTCGGGTCAGCTGCGCAGGGCGCGATTGCACCACCAGTTGCTGACGGGGATGGCTAGGGGGGTGAGTGCAATTGCCAGGATGATGATGGTGTACATGTTGCACTCTCCTTGGTTGTCTGCCGTGACGTCACGGCATGTGCAGATAATAATTGAGCAGCCGTCAGGCTGTCAACAGTTTTGCTGCAAAAAGATTCGGCGCCCAGGCACCAGCTGGCGACTGTCTGGCGACTGTGCGCGCGGCTGCGCGGCAGACAGATATATACATTTGACATGCAATGTATTTGCCGCGCTGCCGAACAGATATATTGCATTTCAAATGCAATGTATTTGTTTTCCCACAATGTGGGAAATGGGGCTGCTGTCGCGGCTGCTGGTGTAGGTACTGTATGGGCTTACAGTCTTTTGGGTCGTTTGGGTCAAATTGTCATGACCCAAGAAAAAGTTTTTTTTGGCGAATAAGAGAACCTCTAATATCGGTCATGACAATAACCCAAAGCTAGACACGACTCCCCACAAGCACCCGCGTAATCAACCCCTTACCCTCACTTCCTCGATTGTCACGCATCCCCGCGACAGTACCTTAAACACTGTCTGGGGTACCCAGGCTAGAAACTTGTTGACAGACTGCAAGACAATGTGTAGCATGTGCTCACGGTCGCGAAAACGACGCGACCAGGGCGCAAAGTACATTTGACTACAAATGCATTTCACAAGGAGAGCACAGCGATGACTACATTCACATGCGAGTACACCGACACTTTCAACGGGGAAGCTAACTATTCTTGGGTGCGCCGCGCCACCATTGAGGCGCCCGAAGACGCCACCCGCGCTACCATCATGCGTCGCGCCAAAGCTGCGCTCGGTCTCACTGGCGTGCGCATGCGTACCATCCGCGACCACGGCGATTTGATCGAAGCCAGACCGTACTGCATGTGCACGGTCATGTTTATCCACGAACAGTACTAAACCCGCACCACCCCGCGCCGATAACCTCGGCGCGGCGCCAGTACAGTCCAATCAACTAATCAGGAGTGCGCACATGAAAGTCACTGCAACCCCTTGGACGGCTACCGCTACCGTGCTGCGAAACGCCAATGGCGAATCTATCGCTAGCGGTGGCAACAATCGCCGTGTCGTCGGCGCCGAGTTAGCCGACTCTTTGCGGCTAGCCGCAGCCGCGCCCGATCTGGCGACCGCGCTAAATGATCTGGTGTCGGCGCTCGATCACATGGCCGTGATCGTGCCGGGCATGGCCGAGGCGCGTGCCGTACTCAATTCGCTGAAAGCTAACCAAGGGGCATGATCATGATCATGAGCGCACAACCAACAGGCCTGATCGTTTACGAAGGGCCCTCGCGTCTTGACGGTCAGCCGATTGTCGCCATCCTCACGTTCCACTCTGACAATCGCAAAACCGGCGACATGGCGCAGCTGTGGGTTATCCGGTCTGACATGTCCCCAGTAGCCGCAATCAAAGCCGGCGCTGACCAATCCATTTGCGGTGACTGCGTGCATCGCGGTGACGGCACTGGCGCCAAGCGTTCCTGCTACGTCAACGCAGGCCAAGCACCCGGTAAGATATTCCGCACGTACATTAACGGCGGCTATCCTAAAGCGACGCCCCAGACTCTGCGCGATGCCACTATCGGCCGCATGGTGCGCCTTGGGGCATATGGTGACCCGGCCGCGCTGCCGATCCAGACAATCCGTGCCGTTACCCGTCACGCCAGCGGATGGACCGGCTACACGCACCAGTGGCGCATCCGCCCATCCCTGCGCCCCTACATCATGGCGAGCGTAGACACGCCCACGGAAGCCGCACAGGCACGCGCCAAGGGCTGGCGTTACTTCCGGGTCTCGCGCCTTGCCGATCGTGCCTCTGGCGAGGCGATTTGCCCTAGCGACAAGGGGATTCAGTGTATCGATTGCGGCCATTGCAATGGCCATGCATCCGGTCGCCGTGGTTCCGTAGTGATTCAAGTTCACGGCGCTGGCGCCGTACATTTCAACTAATCAGGAGGGTCTGACCATGAAACAGTCTGAAATCACCCGCGCCCGTACCATAGCCCGAAGCCTTGGTCCGTCAGTCGCAGCACGCTACTTGAAAAAACGCGGGTGGAGCCTGGAAGCCGCCTTCTGGATCATATTCCGCAAGGCAGTCTGATTGCCTAGCCTCAAGCGCCCCTGCTGGGCGCTTCGGGCTGCGCAATCCTGCCAGCGTCAAATCCACTAACGGAGAGTCAACTATGATGCACGCACCTAGTTTCTGGGCAGCAAAGCTGCCAAAAGACCGACAGCCCCTATTCTGGGCATTGGTCACCGAATGGGGTTTTACCGGCGAAACGGCATACTGCCGCGTTATCGATAAAGTCTACGGCTAACGGAGAGTCAACTATGTTTCGCATCGACCATGACGTTATCAAAGCCCTTCTGATTGCCATGCCTAGGCACGACATCCGATATACCCTTGTCGGCGCCTGCATCGACGTGCGGGAGTCTGACATTACCCTGGTCGCCACGGACGGCCACATGCTGCTGGCCGTCCCGGTGCCGCAAACGGACATCATCGAACCCATTCCGCCGGGACAGTACATCATCCCGCGTGCGACCCTGGAATCCGTGAAACCCGTAAAAGCCGGGCGCACTACGCTACCGATTCGGGTCTCTGTCAACGTCCCGGCACCCACGCCCGACCCTGACCGTCCGGGCGTCATGCTGAAGCACGTCCCGACTATTACCCTCGAGGGCGCGACTACGGCCACCACGGCGCCCGTGGACGGCGTATACCCCAATTGGCGCCGTGTCATCCCTGCCACGTCATCGGGTGAATTGCAGCAGTTTGACCTTGCCCTCGTGACGCGCTGGGGTCAGATCCACTCTACGCTTGGCGGTAAGATCCCGCCCACTATCCATCACAACGGCACGAAACCGGCGTGGATTAGCGGTTTGCACCATGGCGCCATCGGCGTGCTCATGCCTGTCCGCGATGACACTGACGTAACGAAACGCGACCCTCTGCCGTCCTGGGCTATTGCCTAATCAACCATCTGACCGCGCCCCTCGGGGCGCGGTAACCTATTGGAGAGTCCACCATGACCACACTAACCAAGCAATTGCGCGCCGTGCGCGCTCAAATCGGCGCCCCTTGCCTTCGCACGCGGCGCAGCATCGGCTGGGCGCAAGTCCGTGACGCGTTAGCCCTCGCCAAAGGCGCTAAACGCCGAGTTCGAATCTATAGTCCTGCTGGCTTTGTACCCAATAGCTACGGATACCGCTGCCAAATTCAATTTGTGGAAATTACGAAGGCCGACGACGGGCGCCTTGTGGTCGATGTCGGCTGGACCGGCGCGGCGCGATCACGCGGGCGCGGTAATCTGATGGTCGTTCAGTAATTCTTATCAACTATCGGAGCACGATCATGTACATCATCGAGCAGCGCACCCGCTACGGCTGGGAAGCCGTCCCGAATGGCGACTTTGAGACATGGGACGAAGCAGAAGCCGCAATGGGCGAACTATACGATCGCCTAGGCTGGCACAGCCTGCGCATCGTTGAGGAAATACGCGCCCCGTACCCGCCCGGGCTGACCGAATCATCAGCGCAAGATGCATACGACGGACCCCGAGGGCAAGTCATCGCGGAACTGCGGCGCATCCTGGACTTGTGCGTGGACTGGGGCACGGCGGAAGCGGAAAATCTCCGCGATGAATGCCGTGAGTACCTAGAAGACATGGGGGCCTAATCATGAAATGCCGATACTCGCACCCTGGCACATGGGGCCATGAGTGCGGCGCACCCGCCACACTCATGCAGCAAGGTCGGGGTGAAAGCACCATTGACGGTCGTTATTGGTACATCCGATGCGACAAGTGCATCGCGCACAACGGACCCGACAATCACGGGCTATCCCGTACCGGATGGGTCCCTTACGACCCGTCAATCGCTATCAACAAGTGGAAGTGACGCATCGGAGCATGACTATGTTTCTTGACGCATTAGACGCGGCCAAAGTAGCGCAACGGAATGGCGACATCCTTAGCTTCTGCGTC